TACTTAAGTTGCTTGATGTAGAATAAACCAGGAATACAGAATAATTTTATCTAGCATTATATAAAATGTCTTGGGGAACTTGTTTTTCTGGCTCAAATAATATTCATTTCAATTTTCCACCCATTATGCAAGATGGACGAACCTATTCTTCTTATCAACCCGAGGCCGTGGTGAATCAACGAATACAAGAGGTCAATCATATTAATACAAACTGGAAGTATCGCCAATTTTTAACACAGAACGCGGACCAAATTATGCAATTTAACACAACGGAAGCGTGTTATGTGCTTGGATTAAATCCGCATGTGACGACAAACGACACTCCATCTAGTAATGTGCCATTTTTGTATAAATCTACTTTTGATACGAGCTCACCTGGATTTGGATATCAGACAAGCGATTTAAAAAGCCCTTATTTAAGTCGACAACAATTGGAAGCTAGAATGATCTCGCCGTCGATTACATTGCATTCAGTGGACCCCGCAGATATAGTAAAAAAATAATTGTATTGAAAAATCATAAATATGTCTTGGATTCATTTATGATTTCACCATTTCCAACCATACAACCCAATAAGTAATCGGTATTTTTCCCAAATTTAAATATAAGTAGATGTAAAGCAGATGAGAATATTAAGCATTGATGTAGGCATAAAAAATTTGGCATTTTGTTTGTTAGAAGATGACAAAATCGCAAAATGGGATGTTATCAATCTTGCGACTCAAGATGGAAATCAGGGTTATGGTTGTTGTGTAGTCGATAAAAATAAGACATGTAGCAACATGGCAAAATTCACAAAAAATTGCACCTATTATTGCTTGAAGCACGCAAAAAAACAAACATTTCAAATTCCATCGCCCGAACTCAAAAAGGCATTCATCAACAAACAAAAACTTCAAAAACTTATAGACCTTGCTCACAAATACGGCATTCAACATACGTCCGCCATGAAAAAGAATGATATTGTGCATAAACTCAATGAATATATTACCAACATGTGTTTTGACTTGGTTCATAGTGTCGAAGCATCCGAAGTAGATTTAGTATCGATTGGTAGAAATCTTAAATTACATTTTGACAAAATATTTAATGATGGACGCATGTTGGATTATGTCGTTATTGAAAATCAAATCAGCCCCATTGCAAATCGCATGAAAACAATACAAGGGATGATTGCACAATATTTTATTATGACTGGAACATGTCAAAAGATTGAATTTGTTTCCTCTGTAAATAAATTAAAAGATATTGAAACCACTGATAAAAGTGTGAAAATGACATATAGCGAGAGAAAAAAACTGGGAATATCTACATGTTTAGCTATAATAAAAGATACTGAATCCTATACAGAGTGGTCCAACTATTTTATGAGCCACAAGAAAAAAGACGATTTAGCCGATTCTTTTTTACAAGGTAGATGGTTCAAAAACAAAATTATATAGTGTTTACGCAAAATGTTTATGCAAAATATATATATTGTTCGCGTAATACTTAAAATTATATGTTCTAATTCATTTAATAATAGAATGAGTGAACCAGAGATGATTGATATTTCCAGTTTCGATTTGAACGAACATGGGGGAGGTAGTCGTAAATCTGGATTAAAATCTAGTAATTTTGGAGGAGGAATTGAATTATTAATGAATGAGAAAGTTAAGGAAGGTTCAGCAAGCAAATTGTCGAGTGATATTGACCTAGAAGATTTGACCAATCTAGAAAATGAATTGAACGATTTAGCAGAAGACGCCGAAACGATTCATTTAGGAACGAGTTCATATCAAGCCAAATCGGATTTGTTTGGAAGCGGAAGCGATTCAGAAGAGAAGCACTCGGTGAAGTTCAACATGTCATCAGGTTCTTCTTCGTCCATTGGAGAAGCGACTGCCAATACAGACGGAGGAAACACAAAGACATTTGACGGATATGGCAAGTTCAATGATATTCCAGTGAATCCTGACATGACTTCTGCTCCCTCTCAACCGCAAATGTCCAAAGAGGAATTGCTGCGTGAAAAGTTCAAGTTCTTGAGGAAGTTGGAGGCATTGGAAAAAAAGGGAGTGGAACTTTCCAAAAAATACAATATGGAATCGCCACTTCTTGAAATGCAGGGTGAATATGAGACCATTATGGAAGAAAAGGCCAAACAAAACTCGGTCAAGTTTCAAGGCAATATGTTGATGGCATGTATCAATGGTATCGAGTTTTTGAATAATCGTTTTGACCCGTTTGACATTAAATTGGACGGCTGGGGGGAACAAATCAATGAAAATGTATCTGATTATGATGACGTATTTGGCGAGTTGTATGAAAAATACAAGTCCAAGGCGTCCATGGCTCCCGAGTTAAAGTTATTGTTCCAATTGGGTGGAAGTGCGATGATGGTTCACATGACCAACACCATGTTCAAGTCCGCCATGCCTGGTATGGATGACATTATGCGACAAAATCCTGATTTGATGCGTCAGTTCCAAAGTGCCGCGGTGAATTCCATGGGACAGAGCAACCCTGGCTTTTCGGGATTTATGAATAACGTGATGAATCCTGAGCCAGAGCCGCCAAAGGGGCGTGGTCCTCCACCACCTATGGCAACACAAGGACAGAACGCCATACCTCAAACTCGCGAGCGTCCAGGCAACAATGCCAGTAGTTATGGTAGAAACAATTTTGCAGATGACGGCATCAATATTCGTGAGAATATAGTCGAGGCGGAGCGAAGTTCTAGACGCCAACAACAACAACAACAACAATCATCTGCTCGACCTGAAATGAGAGGACCTAGCGACATAAGCGACATCTTGTCGGGCCTCAAAACCAAGACGATTAATATTCAGGAATCGCCCGCTGCACCATCCGCATCCGCGCAACCATCCTCTAACCAAAACGAAAGCAGCACCATTAGTATCACTGACTTGAAGGAGCTTCAGGGAGATAACGTTGTGCCGAAAAAGAGCCGACGACGCCCTACCTCCAATAAAAACACGATTAGTTTAGACATTTAAGAAAAAAATGATTTATTTGATATATTTTATGACAATATATATCAAAAATGTTTAACAACAACACCAGTATTAACAATAACCATCAAGGATCTATGTCTAATGTGTATCCAACTACTAAACCATCCTCAAATTCAAATTCGTCTTTATTTACTAATCGATTTACAAAATATATGTATTTTGGAAATGTTGGACTTGGTGGTGGCGGGTTGGTAAATATTCCAAAAATTACTTCTTCGCTAACTTCATCTAGAGCAACGCATATTGTTAAGTAAAATACACACACTATCTTTTCATCAAATTTTCCACTGGTTCGTGTATGATGGTATCCTTAATAACTTTAGGCATTTGATCGATGTTTGATTGTTCACAACAAATACGCAATATATCCGATTCATAATTACAATAACGACTATTTTCATTGGTCTGATCCATGCATTGAATATATAACAAATGACGACGTTTACAATTCATGCTCGACACACTTGCACATTTATTCTTGATAATATTGTTTATATATTTTTCGTAAAGGTAAGGGGATACGGACATAATAATAATATGTATATATTTTTTATACATATTACAAACGCGTTTGCATAATTAGAATATAATTTAGCGACGGGTCTTTCGTCTACGATTTATTTTTCGTTTCATGGTTCGTCGTTTGCGCTTGTTAGCTGTTTTTCGTGTTCGTCTTGTGCTAGTTCGTCGTCTCCTTTTCGTTTTGCGTGTTTGTCTGTATTGTCGTCTTCTTCCACCTTCTTTTTCTTCACCACCCGCGCCTGCACCCGCGCCTGCACTTGCACTTGCACGAAGGCCTTCTACATCATTCATGTGTGCAATGTCCATATCACTCATTAGTGGCACACGTGGCCAGTCACGTGGTCCGTTATTAGCAGATTTCACATTTATGTTCACTACTCCGGCTGGGTTTACCTCAATATCAATGTTATTTGTAGCCACCAACTGGTTTATATTTATACTACCAATGTTCTTTTCATAAGCATTATTAATTTGTTTAATATTAAAAAGACATTGATTCATTATAAAATCCAATGCGACAACTTGTGAATGCACGTTTTGTTCTATGTCTTCAGATTTTATATAATTCCATACTCTTACAATATCCTCTCTAATCGTGTTAAATTTACCAGCATTTGCATATTTATTTATGGCAACCCTAACATAGTTGTTATACTTGTCTACGATGCGTTTAATATCAGCATTTAAATTCATTTTGTAAGCATTTCTTGCTGAATCCTTGAGAAATTGTAATGACACTTCAAACCCGGTTAAAACTGAATGGTCGATCTTACTATCATCGACTACACCACTATCATCGGCTTGTTTTAATATGTTATTTAGAAACCATATACGATATTCTGGATTGTTAACTTGATTCTTATATTCGTTTTGTTGGTCATCCCATACCGCATTTTCTTCTTCTTTCATCGCACTAGCTATATTTACCTGAAAATCGTCAAATATCCCATGCTCATGCTGATGTTCACTGCTATCAATATGAACCATGGGAGACTTACCATATATAAGGTCATAG